CCCAAAAGTGTGCGCCTTACCTCACCGTCCGCACAGTGGACGCGTTGCGATATTCTCATTGCGTAGTGTGCGACACATCACACAGAATCCCTCCCATGCCCGCCGTGGTGGCGGGTCAGGGAGGAGAACGAAATGAACATCAGCGAATGGCTTGAGTACGCTGCGGAGTGTGCCTACGAGGCTCGCGAAGCCTATTACGCAGCGCAGAACATCTGCCCCAGTTGCGACGGCATGGGCGACCACGGCGTCGAAGAAGGCACGGGTTGCCTGTTCACCTGCTACGGCTGCGGCGGTACTGGCCGCTTCCACAACGAGGTGGCCGCATGAGTTTCGGTGTCCTTGCTTTGTATCGCCCCGAGCCCCCGCGCTCGCGCCAGGCAGCGCCGATCGTGAGCTACGGGCTCGACTTGAACGTGCTCGGCAACCGGGTGGGTTGTGACGTGGTCACGGCCGCGTTCGTGCTGCTGGCGTTCCTCGAGGCTGGGTACTACCAGCGCCGGCTCAGTGAGCTCACCGAGCGCGATATCGACGCGGGGCTCGCCCGTGCGCTTGAGCGCATGGAAGCTTTGGCGGTGCCGTTGTGACTTTCGCAGCAAGTGGTGATGTGCACACTCGCACCGCTGTACTTCGGGAGGCGGTCGAGCGTGCCGACCTTCTCGCGACCGTGCAGGCGCGCCTGATCGACAACCAACACAAGGTCATCGAGCTCTACGAGCGCCGCATTGCGGTGCTCGAGGGCGAGGTGGCTGAACTGAAAACCTACAAGGGGATGGAGCCATGAGCGCCGAAGCATTCAACTGGACCGTGCTGCTCTGCGCATGGTTCGCGCTCTTTGGCCTGGGCGCTTGCGCCCTCGCCGTCTACGAGTGGTGGCTGCGCCGGCGCACCCGCGACCTGCTGCCATCGCCCGGTGGCCGCGCGCGCATCTACCGCGCGGACCCGCCCTCGGTGTCGCGATGGGGCAGCACCCGATGAGCGCCGAGGCATTCAAGGTGCGCGACCTCTCGCGCTCGCTGCGTGCGATCCCCGAGGGCGTGCGCATCGTCGTCGAGCTCGACTACATCACCGTCTCGGAGCTGATGGCCGCGCTCAGGTTCAGCGGCATCTATCTCGACCAGGAGGACGAAGCGCTCGTACTCCGCCCGCGCTGGAAGGCCAGCCAGGGGGCGAAGTCATGGCCGACATGATTGTGATTCACGCGCGCGCCGAGTTCTCGAGCATCGAGGCCAAGCTCGACGAGTTCTCGGATGCGACCGAGTGCCTGCGCGCGTTCGTGAACGTGCTGCGTGGGCTGGAGTTCGCCGACGAGAGCATCAAGTCGGCGCTCGAGGAGGTGCGGCGTGAACTTGGCTAACCTCGGGCCGCTCTCGCAGCTGCTGCTCTCTGCGGTGCTCTGGTCCGGCCTGGTGGCGGCACTCGCGGTGCTGTTCCTGCTCGTCGGGCTGTGGTGGAGGGATCGGATGTGAGCATCGCCTCTCGCGGCCTGCGCCCGGTCGCAGAGCTCGCCGCCGACCGCCCGCACGGGCATCGGCTGCGGTACCTCGCCGGGTGCCGGTGCTTCCACTGCAGACGGTCGAACAGCGACTACGAGCGCGAGCGCGCGGCAGCCAGGGCGGCGGGCGACTGGAACGGCATCGTGGACGCTGCCTCGGCGCGGCGTCACATCCTCGCGCTCTCCCGCAGGGGCGTCGGTCGCCGGATGGTGGCCGCGGCCTCGGACGTTGCAGAGTCGGTCATCGCCGACATCCGCACCAAGCGAAAGCTGCGCATCCGCGCGCGAACCGAGCGCCGGATCTTGGCGGTGACGCCTGCCTATCGCGGCGATGCCTCACTGGTCCCGGCCAAGCGCACTTGGGAGCGGATCGAGTGGCTGCTCGATGAGGGTTTCACGAAGTCACGCATCGCGCTCGAGCTCGGCAGGAAGACGCGGGCGCTGCAGCTGAATCGGGAGTGGGTGACGGCGCGGAATGCCGCTGCCGTCGAGGCGTTGGTGAGGAGGTACCAGGCATGACCATCGAACTCGACGAATGGGATCTGGCGTGGCTGGCGCGCCCGCACACCGAGGCTGAGTACAAGGCCGAGATCAAGTCGGCCCTCGAGCGGTGCGCGGCGTACTCGAAGCGCATCGACCGCCTCGAGGCCGAGCTCGAGCTGCTGCGCGGGCAGCGTGCCGGGTGCGGCTACCCCGACTGCATGGTGGATGGCCGCTGCGCCCGTATGTGGTCGGGCGAATGTGCGGGGCCGAAGGAGGTGAAGCCGTGAGCAACATCACCCTGCCCCGCGCCGAGGAACTAGACACGCTGTGGGATAAATCCGTGAATGAGTCAATCAAAGCGGGTGATGGTCTTGCGCGTTATCGGTATGCGGAACAAGTCGCCGCAGCCGAGCGGGAGGCGTGTAGGCAGGCATGCAAAGCCTTGGCCGATGCCGCGCAGGAGGAAGCGTATTACCGAGGGCACATGGAGTGCGAAGCCGCCATCCGTGCGAGGGGGAGCAAATGACCCACCTCGAACTATTGACCGAAGTCCGCGACGCACTGCGCCGCATGGACCCTGTTTGGTGTGCGCTCGCCGGCAAGGCGCAGCTCTCCGATCAGGAGTTTGACGAGATCCTCGGGCGCCTCGAGGATGCCGTGGAGGATGGTGATGGAACGCCCGCCTGACTTCGGCCCGTTCTTCCGCTTGCTGCGCGACGCAGCGATCGTCTGCGCTGCGCTGCTCGGCCTTGGCTGGGGCATCCTTGCCCTGATCTCTTAACGCTCCCAGGCGGGGGCTGCTTCCTCGAGCCCCGCCGCCGTCATGGCAAGGGCTTCAAAGCGCCGGCGGTTGTTCTCGTAGGTCGTGACGGTGATGAGCCCCTCGCGCTGCATGTCGAAGAGCGTCGAGTAGAAGTCGCGCCGCTCGACCTTCGGGAAGTTCTTGGAGCCCGACAGCACATTCCAGGCGCTGTTGTTTGCGGTCTTACTCATCGAGATCCGCTGGCCGGATTGGATCGCTGCCGCGAGCAGTTTGAGAATCGCACCGCGATTAGAAGTTCGCAACACATTGCGCGCCGCTGCGGAGGCAGTCACCTCGCCGAAGCGCTTGAAGACGCGCGCGTTCGAGTCGAACTCGAGCCGGATCGGCGGCTGCAGGGCGCCGAAGTTGCACTTCTCGTGGCGCAGCGTCACGGCGTCTTCATCGCGCGTCATCGCCCAGCGCGAGCGCGCCGAGTTGTTCCAAGCGGTCGAGCCTGAGAAGGTCGAGTTGGTATCCGACCCTGCGCCCATGCGCACCGAGGCCTTATCCACATGCGCGAGAAGCAGCACCCCTGCCCCGCTCGCGTGGGCGATTGCGTTGAGCGAGCGCATGAAGCCACGCACCTCGGCGCGGTCGTTCTCGTTGGCCGAGAACACATCCGAAGCGTTATCGATGATGACGACAGCGGCCTCGTGCCGGGCGACGGTATCGGCGAGCCACTGCATGCGCGCCGTCGGCGCACCGTCGCGCCAGAGCACGCAGTCCTGCTGGGTGAGATCGTATGCGTACACCCGCCCCTCGAGGTCGGCGAGTTCGACGCCGAGATCGCCCGCGATGTTCGCCAGGCGAAAGTGGACGGTGCGCGCCTCGTCCTCGGCCGACAGGACCAGCACCCGGCAGGGGGCGACCGAGTCGATGGACATGAACGGCCGGCCGAGGCCGAGGCAGGCAGCGAGCTGCAGGGAGAGGTTCGACTTGCCGACACCGCCGTTGGCGGCCAAGAGCGTGGTCGTGCGCCGGGGCATCCACCCCTGCACGAGCCACTCTGGTGGCTCTGGGGCGGTCCCCGCGAGGGCTGACCAGTCGAGTGGGGCGAGGTCGGAGGGCCGCTCAGGGGCCGCCTGCGAGCCGCCCAGCGTGATGGTGACCGGGGCGGTGGCTGCCGGGCGGTAGCGGTCCGCGCCGGAGACCATTCGCGGAATCTCGTGGTAGCGGGACTGCCACCTGTCCGAGCGGTCTGGGGCGGCGTCCATGAGGCCGCGCAGGAGGTTGACGATCGCCCCGCCGCCCGCGCCGGAGGCGGCGAGCTTGGCCGAGAGCGAGAGCAGCGGGCCGTGGTAGGCCTCGCCCGAGACCACCTGCTGCACGAGCCCCGCCCAGTCGGGCTCGGAGGGGCCGGCGGGGGTTACCTGGGCGAGCTGGCGCGGCTCGAGCGCCGAGAGGTCGATGCCGAACACCGACGCGGCATCATCGAGGGTGAGGCGCTGGTCGGGGTTCCAGACGGTAGTGCGCACTTCATGCGCCGCGCCGCCCTTGGTGTTGCGCCCGACGGGCAGGCGGCAGTAGCGCACGGCGTTGTTGCCCGAGGCGTCGGCCTTGATGAGCCGAGCGTCGGCCATCGCCGACATCAGCCGATCGATGAGCTCGAGGTCGCGCGTGGCGGGATCGGCCGGGTCCAAGAACACGCCGATCTGGTGATTGCCGGGCGAGGTCTCGATGACATAGGACGGCCGCCCGTTGATCTCTTGCGGGTCGGCGTCATCTGCCACGAGCACGGCGAGCGAGTGGAACGCGCTCTTGCTGCGCTTGGGCGCGGTGAGGCGCGAGACGCTGAAGTAGGTGTTCTGTTCGCCGCGCCGATCGAGCATCTCGACCTGGCGATCGGTCGCGCGCCAGAACGAGCCCGACCAGATATCGGGCGGTGCGTTGTGCGGATTTGCGGTGAACGCGCAGGTCCATCCGAATGTGGTATCTCCAAGCGGCCCGTAGGCCGCGGAGAGGAACTCCGAGTTCTTGACCATGCCGGCCCCCTGCCCGCTGGCTTAGATGTCAGCGAGGTCGCTGAGACGGATCGCAAGGCGCTCGGTGCGCGAGTGCTTGAGGATGGCCGGCCAGTGCCGGCGCGGGATGTGTCCGTTCGTGCCGCGTTTGGCGCGGGTCATCATCCAACGGGAAACGGCGCTCGGGCTCATGGACAAGATGCGTGCGGTGGCGCGCACTCCGCCCAGTTTCTCGACGATTTCACGGGCAGGACTCAGTTGCGACATATCGCCGTTCTCGTTGTTGGGGTTGCAGGGAAGGTGCGAAGGTGCAAGAATGATGAGGAATTGTCAACATCACGCCAAATCAGCAACGAGGAAACCATGCAAACCAAATCCAAAATCGACACACGATGGTTCCGAGAACGGTTAGCCGAGCGCGACATGTCGCTGCGTCGGCTGGCAAAGTTCATGGAGCTCGACCCATCAGCCGTTTCGCTCATGCTGCGCGGCAAGCGCGGGATGACGGCGGACGAGGCCAACCGCATCAGCGGCCTGCTCACGCTCCCTGTGACCGAGGTGCTCGCTCGCGCCGGCATCCCCATCGAGGAGGATGCGCGCTCGCTGCCCGTGCGTGCGCACGTCGATGCGAAGGGCGCGGTGCGCGAAGTCACGGCAAAGAATGCGCGCCGCGTGACGGCGCCGCGCGATGTCCCCGCCGGCGCGCTCGTTGTCCAGGTGCGTGCGCCTGAGCTGCAGCAGGATGGCTGGCTGATCTTCACCGGGCAGTTCGACGCGCGCGTCCAGGCGATGGTCGATCGCTTGGCAGTCGTCGAGGTCTCGGGCGGAGCGCGGCACGTCGGGTATGTCAAGCGCGGCTACGATGCCGACCGCGTGACGGTCCTGCCCTTCCCTGCCGGCCCCGCGATCGAGAACGTCGCCGCCACTGCCGCAGCCCCGGTGATGTGGATTCGCCCGGTATAACCGGGCCTTTTGCTCTAGGTGTTGCGCTTTTCGCATCACGATGCTAACTTCCTCCCCCGCCCCCACCACGAGGCTATAACGATGACCGCAGAAGAACTCGCGCAGCACTGGCTGCAAGCGAAGCGAGACGAGTCTGCCGCGAACGCGCGGCGTGTCGAGATCGAGCAGCAGATCCTCACGCTCTTCCCCGCCAAGGAAGAGGGCAGCTCGAGCGCTGTACTTCAAAACGGCATGAAGCTCAAGACGGTTGGTAAGTTGGCGTACAAAGTCGACGCAGATTTGTTGTTAAAAATAACGGCACTTTGGCCGACTAAAGTTTATCGCACAAAGATTGAGGCGGACGAATCGATGCTGCGAGCCATCCGCTCGGAGCGACCCGATCTCTGGCGCGAGCTCGCCCCGGCGATCACCGTCAAGCCAGCCAAAACTTACATCGTCATCGAGGAGGCCTGATATGGCTTTTGATCTCAAGTCCATCAAGAAGAACACCGCCATCGCCGCGCCGCGCGTGACGGTGTACGGCGTCGAGGGTATCGGCAAGAGCACTTTCGCCGCTGCCGCTCCGAACCCCATTTTCATCCTGACCGAAGACGGCCTTGGGTCGTTGCAGGTCGAGCACTTCCCGATCTCGAAGAAGCCGGGCGACGTGCTCGACGCGATCCAGGCGCTCTATGACGGAGATCACGATTTTCGCACCGTGGTGATCGATTCGCTCGACTGGCTCGAAACCCTCATCTGGCGCGAGATCGAAAGCACGCACGACGCCAAGGACCTCGCCTACGGCAAGGGGGCGCTCATCGCCGCCGAGAAGTGGCGGCAGGTGCTCGACGGTCTCAACGCGCTCAGGAACGACAAGGGCATGATCTGCATCCTCATCGCGCACACCGAGATCAAGCGGTTCGACTCGCCGGAAGTCGAGCCGTACGACCGCTATCAGCCGAAGCTGCAGACGCGCTCGAGCGCCCTCGTGCGCGAGTGGTCGGACGCGGTGCTCTTTGCGAACTACCGCACGATCGTCAAGAAGGACGACGTGGGGTTCAACAAGACCAACAACCGCGGCGTCTCGACCGGAGAGCGTCTGCTCTACACCGCCGAAAAGCCGGCCTACATGGCGAAGAACCGATACAACCTGCCCGAGAGCATCGCGCTCTCGTGGGAGGCCTTTGAGTCTGCAATCACCAACTAAGGAAACAACGACGATGCCGCAATTCAACTTCGACGCTGCCACCCATGTTGCAGCACCCGCTCCCGAGCGCGCCCCGCTGCCCAAGGGCATGTACGAGGTCGCCGTGATCTCGAGCGACCTGAAGACCACGCAGGCCGGGACCGGCCAGTACATCGAGCTCACGCTGCAGGTGCTCGACGGCCCGCACGGCGGCCGGCGCATCTGGGACCGGCTCAACATCAGCAACCCGAACAAGACCGCCGAGGACATCGCCAAGCGCCAGCTGCAGATGCTCTGCCTCGCGGCCGGCGTCACGAACCTGACCGACACCGAGCAGTTGCACGACCGCCCGGTGCTCGCCGAGATCGACCTCGATCGCAAGGACCCCTCGCGCAACCGCGTGATGGGCTACGCAGCCACCTCTTCCAAGCAAGCCTCGCGGCCGTCTCCGGCATCGCCCTCCTCCCCTGGGGCGAAGCCGGCGGCGGCTGCGCGGCCCTGGGAGAAGAAGTAAATGCCGCAGGTCCCTGCGTCGCAGCACACGACTGGGGAGGCCGTCATTCGGTGGCGGGGTGCGCAGACGCAGGAACACCGCGAGCACTTGGGCGCGTCGCTGATCGGCCACGACTGCGACCGGCACATCTGGCTGTCCTTCCGGTGGGCGACGACGCCCACCTGGGAGGGGCGGATGCTGCGCCTGTTCGATCGCGGCAAGCGCGAGGAGGCGGTCGTCGCCGAGGAGCTGCGCGCCATCGGCGTGGAGCTGCACACCGACGAGGGCGGCAAGCAGATCGACTGCCGCGATGAGGGCGGGCACTTCGGCGGCTCGGTGGACGGCATCGGCAAGGGCTTCCCCGAAGCCCCGAAGTCCTGGGCGATCCTCGAGGTCAAGACGCACTCGGCCAAGAGTTTCACCGAGATGAGGAAGCTCGGCGTGGCCGACAGCAAGCCGCAGCACTACGCGCAGATGCAGATCTACATGGGCCTGCTCGGCGTCGAGCGTGCGCTCTACTTCGCCGTCAACAAGGACAACGACGAGATCTACACCGAGTGGGTTCACTTCGACTCCGAGGCATTCGACGCTCTGCGCGCGCGCGCGAAGAGGGTCATCGACGCGCCGAGTCCGCCCGCCAAGCTCTCCGAAGACCCGGCGCACTACAAGTGCAAGTTCTGCACCTTCCACGACCTTTGCCACGGCGGCAAGGTGGCCGAGGTGAGCTGCAGGACCTGCGCGCACTCGACGCCGGTCAAGGCCGGCGCCTGGCACTGTGAGACGCACAACCGGGCGCTCGACAAGGCTGCGCAGCGCACGGCGTGCGACCAGCACCTCTTCATCCCGGCGCTGGTGCCGTTCGGCGAGGCGGTGGACGGCGGCAACGGGTACATCGAGTACACGCACAAGGACACCGGCAAGACGTTCCGCAACGGCCCAGACGGCTACTCGAGCAAGGAGCTCGCGGCCTCAAGCGCCGGCACGGTGACCGAGCCCGTGGTCGAGGCGATGCGCAAGGTGTTCAGCGCGAAGGTGACCGAGAGCACGCCGCGGCGCGGCAAGAAGCGCGACCTGTCGAACCTGCCGCCGGTGGCCGACGACGCCGACTTCAACGACCCGATTCCGTTCTGAGGCGCGCATGAACAAGAACGTCTGCCAACGCTGCGGCGAGGTCTGGGACGATCACCACAAGTGCGGGATATCCGTGCAGGAGTTCGACCTGGTCAAGCGCCCGGCGCACTACAACCGGGGCGGCGTCGAGTGCATCGACGCCATCCGCGCGCAGCTCTCCGAGGACGAGTGGCGCGGGTACCTGCGCGGGCAGGTCGCCAAGTACAACTGGCGGCTGGGCGCGAAGGACGACCCGAAGCAGGAGGCCGGCAAGCTCCTGTTCTACGCACGGCTGCTCGCGGGCGAAGATCCGCGTGGCAACTAAACCCAAAGGGTGCCACTGGTGGCGCAGGAGCTTTAAAGATGGGCGGAAGGATGTCACGGAACAAAGGCGCAGCGGCGGAGCGGGAGCTGGCGCAGATCCTGAGCGACGAGCTCGGGTTCGTGGTGAAGCGCAAGCTCGGCCAAGCCCGCGACAGCGGGGATGACATCCAGGTGGGCAAGTTCCGCATCGAGGCCAAGCGCCGCGAGACGCTTGCGCTCCCCGCCTGGTGCCGCCAGATCGAGGCGCACTGCCAGCCCAGCGAAGTGCCCGTCGTGGCCTACCGCCAGAACGGCCAGCCGTGGCGCATCGTCATGAAACTTGAGGACTTTCTGCCGCTCATGCGCGGAGAGTTGACAGATGGGTGAAGTGTTGCGAGAATCTCAACAGCAGGTGCTTACCTCACTTGCTGACGCGGCGGTGCGACTCGGTGTTAGCGTGAAGACGCTCCGCCGGCTCGTTGACCGGGGCGAGGTGCCGCACTACAGGTTCGGCATCGCGATTCGGGTGAACGTCGCGGAGATCCTCGAAGCAACCAAGGAGCGATGCAAACCATGTCCATCCACAAACGCGGCAATACCTACCATCTCGACATCCCGCTCGCGAACGGCGGGCGACTCAGGCGCTCTGCTGAGACATCTGATCGAAAAGCGGCGCAGGAACTCCACGACCAACTAAAGGCGCAGCTCTGGCGCCAGGAGAAGCTCGGCGCGAAGCAGCCGCGCTCACTCACCGAGGCCGCCGAGCGATGGCTCGCCGAGCACGCCAAGGCGAGCGCCATCCGCGACTACACCCACCACCTCGCGTTCTGGTGTGCACGCGCCGAGGGCATGTCGCTCACGGAGATCACGCGCTCGTGGGCGGCTGAGCAGATCGAGCAGCTCGTCACGCGCAAGGGCACGCCGGCGACGCCTGGCACGCGCAACAACTACATCATCACGCTGCGCTCGGTGCTGAACACGGCCTGCCGCGACTGGGAGTGGATCGAGCAGGTGCCGGCGCTGCGCACCTATGGCGACAAGCGCGACGGCAGCCGCATGGTCATCGCCACCCCGGCGCAGGCCAAGGCGCTGCTCGAGGTGCTGCCGGCGGGGCTGCGCGCTGCGGTCGGGTTCGCCTTCATGACGGGGCTTCGCAAGTCGAACGTGTTCGGGCTCACCTGGGACCGGGTGGACCTTGCGCGGGGTCTTTGCTGGGTGCAGCCGATCGACACCAAGGCGGGGAACCTGATCGTGTGCCCGCTGAACTCAGCCGCGAAGGCCCTGCTCGAGCAGCAGGTGCGCTCCGAGGCGCGGGTGTTCCCGGTCGAGCCGATCTGTCATCACCAGTGGAAGCGGTACACCGCGCGCGCCGGGCTGCCGATCGGGTTTCGGTTCCACGACATCCGGCACACCTTCGCCAGTTGGCTCGCGTTGGATGGCACCGATCGCAAGACGCTGCAGGATCTGGGCGGGTGGAAGTCCCCCGCGATGATCGACAACTACGTCCACCTGCCGGTCGATCATTTGATCAGCGCGGCGGAGCGATTGTCCTCGCGCCTGAACTGATTGTGGGGAGTCTGTACACAAATTCCCCACAATCGTCGTTTCAGGTCTTTCTCGTTTCGTCGTAAGTGCCTGATTTATTTGGTAGCGGGGGTAGGATTTGAACCTACGACCTTCGGGTTATGAGGATGACACAGTTCCTTGCAGATCAGCAACTTGCTGATTTGCAAGGGACTGCTATGCCCTACAGTAGCCCTGTTTCCCGATAGTCTGTACACAAATTCCCCACAGTCAAACCGCCTCACCTCGGAACCACGCCTTGCCGCCCTCGACCACTGCGATCTCGGGCGGCAGGAGCCGCCCCTCGCGGAAGGTGAGCACCGCGAAGCCCGAGGCCCAATTGACCGGTCCCGCCTCGACGTAGGTGAACTGCGGGCCGGTGATGTCGGCCATCGTGCCACAGTCAACCCCGTAGCGCCGCCCGCGATAGTCGGACCAAGGCGTGACCTTGAGCTGGTGAAGGTGCCCGTGGACGTATGATACGCCGGCCTTGAGGGTCGAGTTGATGGCCGCGTGCAGACCGCCCGCGACCGGGCGATGGCGGATACAGACCCAGCCGTCGGCGTGCGCGTTCAAGTGCAGCGCCCAGCCGGCGCGCCACTTGGGCAGGAAGTCGAGCAAGGTGGTGCCAGGCATCCCCTCGACCTCGGCGACGCGACCGGAGAGGTAGTTCTCGAACCGTGCGTCGTGGTTGCCGATCGTGCGGATGAGCTTGGCCTTGCCCGCCGCCCGCTCGATCTCGGCGCAGCGGTCCTGCACTGTGTGGATCTCGTCCTTCAAGTGCGGCTGCTGCTCCCACATGATGCGCGGGTGCCTTGAGATGCGAGCGCCATCGAGGATGTCGCCATTCAGCACGACCATCTCAGGTTTGAGCTTCTTGGCAAGCCGACAGAAGGCCTCGTGCGCGACGGTGACGATGCCCGGCCAGTAGTGGCAGTCGGAGGCCACCAGCACTACGCCATCCTTGATGGTGTCGTGCATCTCGCCCTCGTACTTGACCGCCCGCTCGGCTGCGAGCTTGCTGGCGCGAAAGGCTGCGCCCGACGGGCCTTGCGTGTTCTCGTTGCAGACCCTGCTGTTCTCAGAGTTGAGCACGATGCCGTGCTTCGTCTCGAGCGACCGGCGGCGCGTGAACACCTGCCGCACCGAGAGGTTGAGCGCCTTCGCCACATCGCCGGGGCGCTTGAGCCGCTGCCACGCCGCGATGAAGTCTTGGTCGGATGCGGTCAGCACGACCTTTCCCCGGTGTCGAACGTGGTCAGGGATTGGTGAAGTAGGCTCGCCAAATTGTCCACGAACACCTCGTCGTCGTTTAGCGGGTGGTTCATCTCCGTCAACATCGAGTGCGCCCACTCGTGACAGAAGGTTTGCTGGAGCTCGGTGTCGCCCAGATCGCCGCGCAGGTCGATGCGGTGACGGGTCGGGTCGTACATCCCGACGGTATCCATCGAGTGCGGCCACCGGGTGCGCGGGATGATCCGCACCGTGACTTGATGGCCGTGCAAATTGAACCGCTTCGGGATTTTTAGCCGAGCGTGCCGATTCACCTCACGAGCCCCTGGAGCTCGGCGAATCGGGCGGCGTCGCGCTCGCAGGCGGCGAGGTGGTCGGCAAGAGCTTCTCCAATGCCTCCCGCGTCGCCGGGCTCTCCGGCGGGGCCATCAGGCGCGGGGGCATCGGCACAGGCTTGGGGCACGCCGGGGGCGGCAAGGGAGTCACGCAGCCGCCGAGCAAGGTCGCGACCGCGACGATCAGCAGCGTCGAGTTTCTGGCTGAGTCCACGCTCCACCTCCTGGTGCCGGGCGTAAATCAGCGCCTCGGCCTCTCTGGCGGCCTCTGCGGCGCGTGCCCGCTCGAGGTGCCACTCCGACCGGACGGCCGCCTCAGCGGCCTCGTAGCCGCCTTGGTAGGCCGTCCGGTACCCGAACCACCCGAGGCCGGCCAGCGCGAGTGCGAGGCCGACCCCGAGGTAGATGCGGTTCACACCGCCTCGGGCTTCTTCTTGCTACGCACTGACCAGACGGCCACGGCGATGGTGGCGAGGGCGCCGCCCACGGCCGCGACTGTCTCGGCGTCTGCGAAGCCCTTGCCGACGAGGTAGCCGCCCACTGCGGCCACGACGGCCCGCACGATTCCAGCGATCTGTTCTGCAGTCATGTCTCTATCTCCTACGCTTCGTTGATGGAGGCTGTTGCCCCGTTGGACGCGACGAGCGGCAGGGAGCCGCCCGGCACGATGTTGGTCTGCGGCCATCGGTAGCCGAGAACTCGAGAGCGATCGAAAGGCGCGACGTTGACCGAGTTGCCTTGGTTCCCACCGAGCACCATCAGCCGCCCGCGCTCGTCGGTGCCGACGAGGAAGCCGACATGCCCGCCGCCCTTGCGCTCGAACACGACCACGGCACCGACCGCTGGGTGCGTGAGCGCGGTGCCGAAGTGGAGCCACGCCCGCGCGCGGTACCAGTGCGGGGGCTTCGGGAAGCCCTCGGCCTCGAGCACGGCGGCGACGAAGGTGCCGCACCACGGCGTCTCGTCATCGCGCCACCACGCCTTGAGCTCGCGCAGCCAGCGGGCGATGACGGGCGCGGTGGCCTTGCCCGGCACTTCACGCAGCCCGATGAAGGCGCGCGCGCGGGTGAGCCACTTCGGCTCCATCAGGGCTTCCTCAGGTTCTTGAGGTGCACGGCGATCGCGAAGCAGCCCGCCGCGATGGCGATGAGCCCCGCGATGAATGCGATGATCTCATTGGCTTGCGAAAACCACGACACACTGGCCGCAGTAACGCTGCCCGCAGCCGCGACATCCGCCGCCCTCTCGATCGGCGTGGTCATGGCTCGCTCTCTACCTGCGCGGCTTTGAGCTGCTCGTCGGCTTGCACCTTGATCTTGACGGCGAGCGGGAACACGCCCGACTTCGTGGGCAACTCGCCGAAGATGTTGAGGATGTCCTGCACTTCGTCGCGGGTCAGGGTGAGGGTGATTTCCATGTGGGTCTCCTTGTGTGTTACGGGCCAGCGTTGCGCCACGCGCCGCCAGAATAGAAATACCAGCGGTTGTTGGTCGTATCAACGACGATGGGGACAAGGCCCGTGATGGCGGTCGGCGTTCCGGTCGGCACTCCGGCGCAAGTCGGGACATAGAGAAAGCCGTTGGTCGCGGTCGTGGCGAGTGCGCCTTGTGCGCCTGCGGCAAAACTGCCGTTCGCCGTGATTTGCGCGGTGATAGAACCAGCCGTGTGCCACGAATGGGTCAGGTTCGTGCCGTTGCTGGTAATGGTGTAGCCGTTGGAAACGCCCGTCTGCTGCGCTGCAAAGATGTTCTGCGACCCTGCGCCGACATCAACCGTAAGACGATGCCCCGGCGAACTCGTCCCGATGCCGAGGTTGCCGGAGGAGTCGAGGCGCATCCGTTCGGTGGAGTTGGTCTGGAAAATGAGCGTACCTTCGGTTATCGGCGCGTTGAAAATAACGCCCGCGTCGTTAGTCCCAGCAATGACAGCGGTGCCGATGGTCAACCCGCGACCCGCGACCGCGCCAAACCGCGCCTGCACGGAGTTACCCGCGCCCGTCACATCCAATCGCTGTGCAGGCGAACTCGTCCCGATGCCGAGGTTGCCGGAGGTGTCGAGGCGCATTTGCACCAGTCCGTTGGACAGAAATCCAAGGCTGTGATTGCTAAATGAGCCTACGAGGCCCCCCGTATCCCAACTGAACCCGGTGGTAATCGTTCCGTTGCCTGACGCCGTAATGCCACGAACATCCAACTTGTATCCCGGCGAACTCGTCCCGATGCCGAGGTTGCCGGAGGAGTCGAGGCGGGCGCGTTCTGTGCTGTTGGTCGCAAAGGCAATCGCGCCGCCGGACGAGGGCGCGTTCAGCGTGTGAAGCGCACCGATGAACCCGCCGTTCGTCGCGCTGGTGAACCGCAGCGCACGACCATTGTTCCCGGTATCGTCGCCACCGACGCGCAGGTACTCGCCCTCCGAACCGCGCAGCACTTCCAATTTGACCGCAGGCGAACTCGTCCCGATGCCGAGGTTGCCCGCCGAATTGAGCCGCCAGCCCTCCACGCCGCCCACCGACGCGGCCAGCGTGTCCGCCGCCGGGAACCAGAGGCCGGTGTTCACATCGCCGAACGCGGAGAGCGAGGGCGTGCCCACAGCGCCCGCCGCGAAGCGCGTCAGCGCGCCGTTTGCGGTGTGCTGCTGAACCTGCGCGCCACCCGCGACCGACCACCACTCGTTCGTGCCGGCGCGGTAGATGCCCGAACCCGGCTCGTTCGTGAACCCGAGGCCGGGCGTCGCCTGCACGCCGTCCGTCAGCCGGAGCGGGGCGAGCATGCCACCCTCGCCCGAGCGCGAGAGCGAGTCCGTCATCTCGTTGGCGATGTCGTTGAGCGTATTGTTCGCCCAGGTGGCGTCGATCAGCGTGCCGCTGACCACCGGGTTGCCGGATACGAGGCTGAAAGTGCCGGATGCATTACGAGGCATGGGTTACTCCGTCTGGGTCTGGACTGTCATCGCGCGCGCGGTGGCAGTCACGTCTTGGGCGCGCAGCTGCCCCTGCGCCTGCAATCGGCGAAGGCGCTCGAGGAAGGCCTGCTGCGCAGCAGGGTCGTTGAAGTTGGTGAGCTGACGCGCCACCTCGGCGCGGGTCTCGGCGTTGGCACCGGCGGTCACCTTGTCGTAGACCGCGCGCACGCTGCGCACCAGCGTCTGCGTCGGGCTGCTCGTCGCCGCATCGGTCGCCAGATCCATCGCGAGGTCGCCGGCTTCGACTGCCTTGTCGGCGGTCTGCGAGTTCGAGCGCACGAACGCATTCGTCTGTGCTGCCGTGTTCTCGTCTGTGATGCGTCCGCGCAGCGCCTGGACGCGGCGGTCAGGGACGGCCGCCTCGAGCTTGGCCCGAGCGGCGCGGCTGCCCGCCACCGAGCGCAGCACGTTCGGCTGCGAGGCCAGATCCGGCATCGAATCGACCCGCTCGCGCAGCGCCTCGATGACGCCCCGGCCGTACCACTTGTTCTCGGCCGGCGTGCCGCCCGTCCGCTGCGCGATTACGTCCTGCAGGCTGTCCTTGTTGAACTCCCGCCCGCTCTCGAGCGCATCGCGCGCCTGAGCGGGGCCGGCGTAGCTCGCCCGGGCGGTCGCGTAAGTGCTGCCGCCGGGGGCGGCATCAGCCGCCTCGAGCAGCTGCCGGCGCAGGGCGTCGGCCATGCTGCGCTCTTCGCGCGTGCCGATAGAGACCGCGTCCGCCGGGCGCGGGCCCTGCTGGTACTGCGGCAGGAGGAGCTCGTCGATGTTCTGCTTCACGCGATCGACGTCGCGGAAGGTCGGCGGACGGCGCAGTGTGCCCGCGTCGTTGTAGAGCGGGTCCACCGGCATGCCCCAGCCGCGCCGGGCTGTCTCGCTGCCCTGCACGATGTCGCGCACGCGCGGCACTTGGAAGGGTGCTCGGGACGCGAAATCGTTGAGCGGCGGCAGCTGGTCGAGCTGGCCGTAGAACGGCGCCGACTCGGTGCGCGCCTGGTTGATGAGCGCGTCGGCGCGCGCGCCGGCGTTGCCGGTGCTGGTGCGACCGATTGCTCGCTCGAGGAAATTGATGACGCGATCGGGCTGCGCGGCCGCGCGCGCCTGCAGGGCCTCGTCGATGATGGCGCTGCCCTCGCCAGGGAGCGTCCGCACGCCGCGCGCGAGGCGCTGCACGGGCTGGCCGCCCACGTCCACGAGGCCAAGCGGCACGCCCCGGCGCCGCGCCGCGTCGAGCCGCGCAGCGGCGGCTTCCGGCGCAACCCCGCCCACTTCCATCGCCTGCAGAATCTTGGCCTCTGCGGCCGTTATGGGGGCTTCTGGGGTGGCCCCAACGTTGAGGGGCGCCATGGGCGACACGCCGCTCCTGCCGGCTCCCATCGCGTCCGCGACGCGCTTGAGGTACGGGGTGGCGCGGCCGGAGAGGCTGGACAGCGACTGCATGCCACCGCCCACAGCTCCGCCCAGTCCGAGGCCAAGCGCGGCGCCCGTGAACGCGCCCGTCGCGCGTTCACCCGGATTTTCTGTCAGAGCGCCGGCCACCATGCCCGGCACCGCGCCGACCCTCGCGCCCTCGCGCACGGCTTGGCCGACCGTCTGCACGCTGCGCAGCGGCGCCCCGCCGCCGTAGAGCGCGTTCATCGTGAGTTGAAGGGCGCGGCCACCAGCCGCGCCGCCGGCCGCAATCGTGCCAGGGCCGGGGGCTGCGAGCGTGCCACCGAGCGTCGCCATGGCGACGGGCGTGATAGCGCCGAGGCCGGTCGCGGCGGCCGACAGGTACGGGTTGCGAAACTGGAACGCTTCACGCTCGCTGCGCTGCCGCTCGAGCGACTTGCGGTAGTCGCCGCCGGTCAGCCTTTCAACGCCCGCCTGCAGCTCGTCCGCACCGCCCAAGGTGATGCCTTGGTTGAACTGCTGCGCGAGGCCACTGAGCAGGCCGGGCGAAACCTTGGCCGCATGCTTGCGATACGCTTCCTCCGGCGTCGCAGCGTCGTAGATTTCACCGTCGATGCGGTACTTGCCCATGGCTTACCTCCCGCGCCCCAGCGAGGGCAGGTCGATGACGCCGTCGTCATTGGCTTCGTCCGAGTAGCCCGCAGGCGGCGTGAAGTACCGATACGCGGGGCCTGCTCCGATTGCCATGCTTTGCGCGCTGTTTTGAAGCGCCTGCATTTTGCGATCGATGTCCGCCTTGGAGTCGCCCGGCCACGGCAGATAGAGTGGGCCGTAGGACGACCACTCATCGTCTGTGATTGCGGCGCCGGACTCTTTGCGCAGGATGGCCGCCAAGACCTTGCGGCCTTCGGTGTAAAAGGCACGGCCCTGATCGCTTGCGAAGCTGCGCGGAGTGAGCGCGTTGGAGATGCCGCCGAGCCAGCCAGAAGACGGCGGACCCGCTGCTGCTTGATCTTGCCGGTTCGGGCGGTAGCCACCCTTGACTGCATCGACCATCGTCGGCAGCGACTCGACCATGTTCTGGGCGAAGAACCGCGACTTGTCCTGTGTGTCGGTCAGCGACGGCAATGCGCCCTGCGGGATGTTGAACCCCGGCCTGGCAGCCATCGAGCCCGGCGCAGCCGCAGGCATCCCGCCTGCGCCCGGAGCCCCGCCCGCAAGCGGCTGGGTCTGCCCGGTGCGGCTGTTGTAGAGCAGCACCTGCCCGGTGTTGGGATCTGTGACGTGCGACCACGTCCCCTGCCCGGCCAGAGTCTGCCGCAGCATCCGCGCCTCTTGACGCTCCGATGCCGCATCCGATCGAGCCTGCCGGCGCTCGTCGAGGCCCATCTCGAACTGCCCGAGCCGCAGCAGCCGATCGGCCTCACGCTCGCGCCCCGCCGACGGGTCGCGCAGCACCGTGCCGTCAGGCCCGATGGTCGCCGTGCCCACCTTCATGGGGTCCTGCGCCGCCATCGCGCGCTTCAAGAACGCACCCTGCAGCGGCTCGAAGCGCCGCCCGGCCACGCTCGCCGCGATGGCATTCAGCATCGCATCCTCGCCCTGCAGCGAACGCTGCCGCGCGAAGTCCGAGGCGGCCGTGTAGTCGTCCTCGGCGCTCATCAGCTCGAGGCCGCGGCGGATGTTCTCCTCTCCCGGCTGCACGCGGGTCGAGAGCGTGCCGCCGGCGCTCGCCTTGCGCGTCGCGCGCGGGAGCGCACGAGGGGGCGCCACAGGCGGCGCGGCAGCCGGGGCACCCCCAGCCGCAGCCATCGCCTGCAGCCGCCGCAGCGCCTCTTCCTGCGCGTCCTCGTAGAGGCTCACATCGCCCCCGAGAAGAAGTCGTCTTCCTCGCCGTAGGGCCGCTTGCCGGTCGCCGGCAGCATCGCAGCCGCAGGCGGCGTCGAGCCCTTGCCCGCCCCGCGCCGCGCGGCGACGCGGTCACGCAGCGCCTTGACGTAGTCCACGTTCTTGGCGCTCTGGTCGGTGTAGCCCTGGTCGAGCTGCTTCTGGCCGCGGTTCGCGGCGTAGGCCTGACCGACCTGCGCGAGCGCCTGCGTCCACGACGGCGCCACGACCACGCGCCCGGCCTGCTGCGCTTGCGGCGCCTGCATGCTCTGCGCGCGCAGCATGTCCACCTGCGCCTGACGGCGCGCGAGCTTCTCTTCCTCGGGGCTCATCGCCCCCGCCTGCAGGAGATAGTCGAAGTACAGATCGTCGTTCATGCTCATGCTGCTACCCGTCCGTAGTCCACCATCAGATACCCGCTCGGATGCCGCTTCACGAGGTCAGGCCGCACGGCCGCGACCTCCTGAGCGATGACGCCGCGCTGCGGGAACCCAGCCATCTCGTACTCGTAGATGCCGACGCCCAAGTCGGCGTGCGTGCCGACGCGCTTCACCCGGCGCTTGAGTCGCCGGTCGGAGAACATGAAGGCGGTCGAGGCCAAGCTGCTCAGGCCGCCCATCGTGTTCGCCATGCCCTGCTGCTGCGCGTTGAAGGCATCCATGCCGGCCTGGTACTGCATGTTCGCGGCGTTCAAAAGCTGCGGCGTCTCCGCGATGCCCGATGCGTTGAAGCGCGGCATCTGCGGCATGCCGACCTGCTGGCCGGTCAGGAGCGCGTTCATCTCGTTGAGCGACATGCCGCGGCGCTGCTGCTGCTCGGCGATCGCCTGCTGCCGCAGCTGGTTCATCATGTTGGCGTACTGCATGTTCTGGCCGAACTGCTGCTGCTGCGCCTGATTCATCGCCTGCATGCGGTTGATGTCGAGGTTCTGCGCCTGATTCATCGCCTGATTGCCGAACTGACCGGCGGCGAGGTCCTGCGAGAACGCCTGCTGCCCGGCGCGGTTGGCGAGGTCGGCCTGCCCCATCATCTGGCCGAAATACTGCGCCTGCGCCTCGTTGCCGAAGCGCCCCGCGCCGACATCTTGGTTGAACGCCTGCTGCGTCGCCTGATTGGCGAAGTTGCCGGCGGCGAGACCTTGGTTGAACCGCTGGTCGGCCGCCTGATTGGCGAACTGCGCCGCGCCCATGTTCTGGTTGAAGGCCTGCCCCAGCGCCTGATTGCGGAACTGGTTCGCCGCGAGACCTTGGCCGAACGCCTGATTGGCGGCCTGGTTGGCGAACTGGCCGCCCGACACGTCCTCGTTGAAGGCCTGCTGCCGCGCACCCATCTGCATGCCGAAGAGGCGCTGCGCCTCCTGACCCGCCTGCCCGAGCGCGTTGTACCGTTCGGCAGCCTGCCGGCCGCCCAAGTCGTCGAGCGCGCGCTGATAGCCGCGCGTGCCCACCTTGAAGCCGCGGTTCGAGAGGTCGGTCTCGAGCGACTGCTGCGCGAGCTGCTGCGCCGGCAGCATCGCCGACATCAGGTCGTTCGCCACACGGTCGCGGAAGGTGTTGTCGATCTGCGGCAGCGCCGGGTTGTCGCCCGTCGCCAAGCCGCGCTGCACCTGCTCGGTGCCGGTGCCGAAAGACATGGCACCCGTGCCGGGATCGACGCCGCCCACAAGGCCGGTCTGGCCGATGCCGCGCTGCACGGAGTCCGACATGGACCCGACGCCCATCTGCGGGCCGCCGAAGTTGAAGCCCGACACCACGCCGCGCGGCCCGACGCCCGTCTGCAGCCCCGGCGTGTAGTCGGCGACGCCCGTCTGCAACTGCCCCGGCGTTCCGGCAGAGGTCAGCGCCGGCAGGCTGTTCCAATCGAAGGGCTGCTGGTACTCGCCCTGCACGCGGCCCATGAACGCATTCGCAAGGTCGCTGCGGCCCTGCTGGATGCCGATCTGCGAGTCGAGGGCGTTCTGCAGGCGCGGGTCGAGGCTCGTGTTCTGCGTCCACTCGGTGACCTGCTGCCCGGTCGCCGGGTCGGTCACCGCGCGCGTCGTCCACGACTCCGAGCCGAACGGCGTGTTGATGTTCGGCCGGTTGGCGAAGTTCTGCGTGTTCAGATTCTCGCGCGATGCCTGAGCCTGCGCGTTTGCCGCGCCGGTGTAGTCAGGCGGCGGCGGCGTGCGTTTGCTGCCCATTCTCACTCTCCAGGTAGCGGCAGTTCTCGCGCCGCAGTTGCAGAATCACCAAGTCCCCACCCGGCGCACCGTCACGGATGCGCCCCACCTCCTCGAACCCGACGTGCTTGTCGAAGCGCAGCGCGCGCTCGTTCGTGGACGGCACCATGCCGATCAGCACGTTGAGCCCCGCCACGCCGAAGGCGTAGTCGAAACAGGCGCGGAGGAGCTCGCGCGTCACCCAGTTGCCTTCGCCCGCGACGTGCATCTCGCACGACGCGCCGTTCCACGCATCGAAGCCCACCACGCCGCGGATCTTCCCCTCCGGCGACACGTTCGCGATGCACTTGAGCCACGGCGTCGGCATGTAGCCGATGCGCTCGCAAAGCCACCGCGCAAGCAGGTCCTGATGCGCGGTCTGGATCACAGCATCGCCTCCTCGGCGCCGAAGTCGCGCATCATCAGGAAGCGCAGCAGCTCGGGGTCGATCTGCAGTTCCGGCGCGCCCGGCGGCGGGGGCGGAACCTTCGGCTGCCCAGCCGGCACCGGCATGCCCTGCTCGGGCTCGAGGATCTGCGGCTGGTAGGGAATCTGCTGCGGGGGCAGTTCCACGCCCGGCATCTGATGGATGTAGTTCAGAAAGTCGAAGTCAGCCATCGACGGCAGCGGCGCACCCTCCGGCGCGGGCGCAGCGGCAGGCTCGGAGCCGAGCTCGGCGCGCTGGTTCGGTCGCATGTACTCGAGCAGCCCGAAGTCCATGTCCACAAGCGGCGGCTGCCCGCCCGGCGCGGGGGGCGAGGCCGGCTCCGTCACCGAGGGGTTCTCGGGCACCATGCCGCCGTAGAGGTTCTGGCCGCCGGGGCGCGGCGCAAGAACATCGAACAGGTCGGGGTTGTAGCGGAAGTTCGGGTTGTAGCCGTCCGGCAGCGTCACGCCGTCCACGAAGCCAGGCATGCCAGAGGTCTCGCGGTTGCCATCGCGCCCCCGGCGATAGCCCGGCGGCAGCCCGTCGCGCTCGCCCGGCGGCGGGGTGGACTTCCTGATGTCTTGCGCAGGAGTGCTCGACGGGTCGGGAGGGCGTCGTGCCTTGGGCGATGCAGGAGGAGGACGAACAGGCATCACCAGCTCCCGACCCGCCGAACTCATCCACGGGTAGGACAATGCCTGCGGGCCGCTCGGGGCCGCAGGCGCGTTGCGCGAAGCCGCGCGCAGGGCGGCGATCTTGGAATCAGCCATCACATCACCCCGCCGGCTTCAGTCAGCATGTGCGAAGACGTGAAAATCGTGCCCGGCAGGCCGCGCACCTTCATGCGCAGGCTCGCGTAGTAGCCGAGGCCCGTCGTGCCCACCCACGCCTGGTAGGAGTTCTGCGAGCCCGACCACACCGCCACGTTCCAGAGGCCGGTGTTCCAGAAGCCCGCGTTGGTCGTCGTGTACGAGGGCGAGCCGCCCACGTTCGCGAAGGTGTACTGCGTGTTGACCTGCAGCTTGACGGACGGCGGCGAGGAGCCGATGAAGATGGGCCGCGCGAGGCCGAACTTCTTGAGCGTCGCCGGGCTGCCGAAGGCGTTGAACGCCGTCTGCACGTCCCCCTCGATGGGGTTGCCGTTCGACCCGTCGGTCTCGACGCCGTCGTTGTTGCCGAAGAGCCCCTTGGCGACCCGACCGTCCTCGAGGCCGAAGTAGAGCTGCCCGTTCAAGAGCGTGCAGCAGGCCATCGGCATCGCCGTGAAAGTGCACCACGCGCCTGTGTTCACGTTCATCGCGTACTGCGTGTAGACGCCGGCGTCCTCGGGCAGCTTGATGACAAGCACGTCGCTCGAGGGGACGACGAAGATGTCCCACGACACCTCCTCGCGCAGCTTCGCGATGAGCGGCGAAAGCACCGACTGCACCTTCTGCGAGGGGCCGGGCTGGATCTCGCTGAACTGACCGTTCACGAGGCGCGACATCGGCACAAGGCCGAGCTCCGAGAGGATCATCACGTCGCCGCCGTAGGCCGTGAAGAACCGGCCGAACTTCGGCACCGGGCCGCAGTACCACATGCCGCGCAAGCCGAATTTCGTCGGATCGGACGGGTCGGTGCCCGTCCACACGCCGATGTCACCCTGCGAGCCGACCACGACCAGGTGGTCGTCGATGCCGACGCCCGCGTCGAGCGTCCAGTTGATGAGGCCGCGGATGACGCCGCCGTTGCGCAGGAGCGAGCCCATCTCGAACGCGGAGGCCGTGCCCGTGATGGCATCGACCGTGTCGAGGTAGTAGACCTCCGAGTCGTCCTCCGGCACGAACCACACGCGATTCTTGAAGACCGCGACCTCCTTGAGCGAGGCCGGCAGGCCCGTCACCGTCTGCTGCACCCAGCCGTTCGTCGTGTCGTAGGTCCAGTAACCGGCGCCCGGCGACACCGCGAGCAGGAACACGTCCGCGCCGTTCGCGAACTGCGTCACGCTCCACACGTCGTCCGTCGAGCCCGTGCTCGACTGCGCAAGCGACGGCGTGCCCGTCGTTACGTCGTAGATGTTGCCACCCGCCGCCGCGAAGACCTTGTTGTTCGCCGACGCCGGGGCGTTGTACGCGAAGATGGACTTGATGGGCAGCGCCACCGACGAGGTGTGGTACTGCCACCCCTTGCGGATGACCGTGCCCGTCTGCGTCGGGATCATGTTCTCGAGCACGAGCGCGTCGGTCGGCTGCATCGCGCTGATGGGGTCGCGGTAGTTGAGACCGCCCACCGGCGAGGGGATCGTGAACATGTCCGCCACGCGCGCGGCCGCGGCTCGGCGCGGCGTCTTGAACTGTGCGAGCGGGACGAGCGGCACGGTCAGTTCCCGTAGCCCGTGTCGGGCAGGTTGTAGACCGCGTTGATGTACGGATAGCGGCGCGAAGCCGCCATGTTGAGCACCACCGCGCCCTTCTCGTTGCCCTTGCGGTTCTCGAAGTTGACCTGGAAGTCGCGCATCGCGGCGCTGCTGTCCAAGCCCTTCATCTCGAGCCACTTCACCCGCGCGAGCTGCGTCACGAGGTGCGAGTCGAGCAGCACCGTGTCGCCGTTCTTGTTCGCCCGGTTCTTGTAGAGCGTCGCGTTGTCGGCGTCACGCACCCACGCGAAGGACTGGTAGAAGAACGTCAGGTCCTGCGCCGCAGTCGGCGGCGCGAGGATGTAGATCTGGTTGCCGCGGATCTGCCAGTAGAACGACAGCGTCGGCAGCGTCTGCCGCACGAGCAGCTCCTGCCACGCCTGCGGCGAGACCGGCCCGATGGCCGGCCACTGCATCGTGGAGTTCCACTGCGTCTGGTCGATGAACTCGTAGAAGTCCTCGGGCAGCGTGAACGCCTGCTCCTTGATGCCAGGCGTGGACGCCTGGATGCTGAGGGTGTGGGTCTTCGTCAACTCCTGCCAGTCGGCCATGCCGAGCAGGTCGATGCCCGCGAGGTTGACGGACTGCACCATCTGGACCACGGCGGGGTCGGAGTCCCCCGCCGGGTCCGCAGGCGCTGGGAAACTTACCAGCTGCGCGACGTTCTGGACGATGGTCCCGAGCGTGTTGTCAGTGATGATCTGGTAAGGCATGAGGCATCAACCTCAGTTCTTCTTGCCTTTGGCGTCGTTCACCATCTTCGTCAGCGCCTCGAGCGAGACCTGCAGCTCCTCGATCTTCGCGTCGCGGCTCTTGAGCTCCTCGTTCATCTTCTCGAGCGGAGCGTTGCCCTTCGCGAGCTCGAGGAACGCAGCCGCGGCGCGCTTGTCCTCGTTGAAGCCCATGAACTTCTGGCCGAGCGAGTCCGGCGCAGCAGCGAGCTGCTCGACGGTGTGGACGTTGAAGAACTTGTACTCCTCGATCTTGCCGCCCGTCATGCGCGGCAGCGCCGTGAGCGGCGTGCCCTCGACGCTGTTGCCCTGGCCGGCCTTCCACTTCTCGTAGCGCGCAGCGAAGCGGCGCGAGTCGATGGAATCGACCGGGCGGTCGATGACGCTCAGCTTGTCGCCAGGGACCATGATGCGGATGCAATCCACCTCGCGGTAGATCGGGCGGCCGGCGGCTCGCGAGTCGCCGAGGTGCATCATGGGCTTGCGGTAGAACTGCACGAACAGCTTGTCGTCGTTCACGAACCGGGACTCGTCGAGACCCGGCGCGTCGAGCACGCTGTTCCAATCGGTTGACACTGTGGTGGTGTTCACCTGCACGGGAAAAACTCCTCTTCTGGTTGTGGAAAAGGGGCAGTGCGGGAATCACCCCGCACCGCCCCGCTCTGCTGCTGGATTACAGCGTGACGCCGACGGTCGGGTAACTGAACAGCGCGTCCGCGTTGACGGCAGCCGCACCGCCAGTCGCGGTGCCGAGGACGAGGCCAACGATCGCCTCGGCGCCCGCAGTGCCGTCGTCGTCCAACGCGCCGGCCGTGGCCGTCGTGTTGAGGCGCGTGCCCTTGGCGGCCGATGCGAGCGTGCGCACGCTGCCCTTGCCGTACACCTGGAACCAGCCGTACTGGTTGTCCGCGAGGCCGGCCTGAGCGACGCCGATGCGAGAACCGAAACCAGCCGCGCCGGGCGCGGTGTTCGTGGTGCTCGCCATCGCGAAGTCGAAGCCAGTCGCCTCGACGCACGCGAAGAAGGCGGTGACAGCGCCGTCCGCGCGGCCGTAGATGAACTCCTGATACCCGAGAACCGGGTCGTCGAAGCCGCCGAGCGTGCCGAGCCGGAAGGCCGGAACGTCGGTGGCGGCGGTGACCGCGGTCTTGTCGATGCCGATGATCTGAGACATGTCTGTTTCTCCTGAGAAGAGCCTCGGTAGGCAGGGGTCACCTACCTACCAAGGCAAGGTGACCCCCACCACGAGGTCGTTAGTTCTGGATGCGGCCCTGGAACTGCGCGCCGGACGAACAGAGGTTGCCCGCCCACGCGAGGATCTGGACCTCGGCATCCTGCGAAGTGGAATACCGCTTGCCCGGCGACAGCGAGACCATGTTCCGGTCACGATGCGGCCGCAGGAAGAGGTACTTCGTGTTCAGCATGAAGCCGGTGTTGGCCGGGCAGTAGCCGCCGATGCCGCCGTCCAGGACCACGTCGGCGTCCATGAACTTGAGCGTCGGGAAGCCGAGGCTGCCCTGCGCCGGGTCGGTGAAGCGCTGGTTCGCCTGCAACGACGCCGTGTAGATGCCCCAGTAGTTGGCATCGAGCACGATGAGGTCGGGACGATCCGAGCCGCGCACGAGCGACGCCCAGAGCGTGTTGAGGCCGGTCTGCATCTGCGCGCCCGTGGCGGGCGGCGTCACGCCGGCGGCCGAGAAGTCGTACAGCTTCGACTGCCAGAACGTCCAGGTGGCGCGGTCGATGCCACCGTAGGTGCCGGTCGCCGGGTTGGAGGGCACGGCCGCGTTGAGGCCGGTGATCTCCTTACCGCCCGAGCCGGTGCCGTCGGAGTAGATCGACTGCGCGAGACGGTTCGCCATCGTGGCCTCGGCCACGTTGATGCGCGACTCGAGCAGGTCGATGAACGCCTCGCGGCCGCTGTTCTGCAGCATCTCGAGGCCGCTCATCACGACCGGGCAGGCGAGCTGCTTGATGCTGAACTCGGCGGCCGAGATCACGTCCTGCGCGGCGATCGGCAGGGTGTCGTAGCCGGAGTAGAAGGCAGCGTTGCCGTTCTCGGCGAAGCTGAGCTCCTGCAGGATGGACGAGCCGCCGCCGAACGGCTTGATGTTGCCGCGCTGCTGCAGGCGCGCGAGGAGCGCGTTGTTGCGGGTGACGTTGTCGGCGATCGAACGCGACCGGTTCTGGATGGTGGTCGCGACGATGTCGCTCACATTTGCGAATGCCATGATTGAAACTCTCCACAAAAAATGAAACTGGGGATTACTCCCCGCCCTTTTTCGTGGCCTAAACGAACCTGTTCAGTCCGGTCAGTCGCGGTGGGCGAATGCGGTATTCCGCGTATCGCTCCGTCGAGAGTCGGTGGCTGCGGCGCTGGGCACACAACGGACACGGCGAACCATGCCCGTTGTGTTTATACCATCATCGTGCGGTTTGCACAAGTGCTGCTTCGATGGCCGATCGCACATCGGTCGGGACCGGAGCGGGACCGGCTGGCGCCGCCGAGCCCGACACGCTCACCGCCGCCCGCTTGGCGCGCGCGGCAGCGTCGTTCACCTGCTGCGCGCCCTGGGAGCGCGAACGGGTCTCAAGCACCGAGCGCACCCGCGGGTTCGTCAGGCAGGCCTGACGGTAGGCGTCCTGCAAGGTGAGCTCCCGACCGCGGCGCTGGGCGACTTCCATCAGGTCGGCCATGTCCTCGCGCACGTCCCCACCGAACTCGGCCTGCTCGATGAACCGCTCGACCTCGGAGGCCGCCTCCTGCTGCGCACGCTGGGCCTGTGCGCTCTGCTGCTGCTGAAACTGCGACATGAACTGCTGCACCGGGGCGAGCTGCTGCTGCAGGATCTGCTGCATCTGCGTCGAGGCGGCATCGCCGCGCGGCACCTCCCCAGCGAGCGCCTGGTCGAGCTGCTCGATGAAGGTGTTGCCGAAGCGCCCGACCCCGAACTGCTTGACGAGGCCCGCGACCATCGTCGCAAGCTCGGGCGCGGTCCCCGTGCGCAGCCGCGCCGCGGTGCTCATCAGGTTGTCGATCGCCTGCAGCGGGTTGCTGTTCTCGGCCTTGATAAACATCTCGTAGGGCCGGATGACGTTGGTCAGCTGCTCGGTGAACCGGCGCGCCTCGACCGACTCGGCGAGCGCACGCTGCGTCTCGGACTCGCGCCGGGCGACCTCCGCGCGCACGTCCGGCGGCAGCGCCGCCCAGTGCTCACGCACGTCGGGCCGCCACGACGCCGGGGCACGCTCCTGCGGCGCCGGACGCGGCTCGGCCTTCGGGCCGGGCTGGATGGCAGGCGTTGCGTCTTCCGCACGCTGTTGCGATGGCGCAACCGGCTCGGCCTTGGCTTCGGCCGGCTTGAACCGGCCCGACTCGTCGCGCACGCGCGAGGGCGAGGCAGACTCGGGCTCAGGTGCTGAGAAGGGCTCTGGGGCCGAAGCAGGGGCGCTCTCGGCGGCGATGGGCTCTGGGGCAGGTGTCGGGTCGGATGCGGGTACGGCCGCCTCCAGCGCGTCCCTGATCGTGGTGGGGTCAGACATGGGTCACCTCTTGGATTGGAGTCGTTCGATGGCTTCGCGGATGTCCTGCTTGCGCACGGAGCCGCCCTGCTGGTAGTACCTCTCGCGCTCGACCTTGGCCTTCGCCCAGGTCTCCTTGAAGTCGTCCGCGGTCGTCAGCCCCGTGCGCTTCATGTACTCGCGGTGCTTCTTGCGGCTCGAGATGTCCGCACCGCCAGGCGCTGCGAGCCCGTCATAGTGCCGGTCACCCCACAGCGCGCTCATGTGGTTGAGCGCGTCCTTGCGGCGCGGGGGGAGCGTCGCGCCGATCTCCACCATCTCGCCCGATTCGGGGTCGTATCTGTAGCGTCGTCTGGTCATATCGTCCTCAGTTCAGCAACAGCAGCCATTCTTCGCGGCGGCGCCTCTGGATGCGCCGCATGCGCTCCTGCACCTCGAGCTCGAACGCCTCGGCGGCAAGCCGCTGCGCGCGCTCGGAGTCAGCCCTGCGCGCCTCGATGCCGGCACGCTCGAGCGCCGCCGAGACCATCCGCGCCACCACGCCCGCATCAAGCGACGCCGGCACCGGGATCGCGATGCGCTGGCGCCGGGTGAGGATGGCGACGCCCTCCTCGCCCCCGGCAGCCGTCTCGACCACCTCGGCCTTCTTGGCCTTGAGCGGTGCGACCGCAGCTTTGATCTGCTCGCGGAGCTGCTCGCGCTCGCGGCGCTCCTCGTCAAAGTCGCGCTGCTTGCGCTTCTCAGGCGGGCCGTAGCCGCCGCGCGTCTCTGTTACCAGGGGCGTACCCGAGAACAGCAGGTTGGCGTTGTTCCCGGTGTAGGTGTAAACCCCGCCATCGGCCTGCAGCACGAACGCCCCTGCGGGCGCGTATGTCAGGTTGGCATCGTTGCCGCTGTACGAGTAAACGCCACCATCAGCCGCCAATCGTCGGTTAAAAAGCAGATTGGCGTTGTTGCCCGTGTAGGCGTAAGTCCCACCGTCTGCCGGAAGGTTGAACGCCCCGGCGGTCGTATAAGTCAGCGTGGCATTGTTGCCGCTGTACGAGTAAACCCCACCCGCAGCGGTGAGCGTGTATGCCCCCGCCGCAGGTTGGTTGAATAGCAGCAGAAGGCTCATTCAGCCTCCGTTTTCATCGGCACAGCGAAGCCGCCGCGCTCGTCCTCCGTCAAGGCAACCGCTACACCAAGCGCAATCAGCGCAGCGCCGTCAGCATCGGACACGATGGCCGACTCGTTTGCCTGGAGCGGCACTCCGTTCACCACAACGTCTTGTGTCAGCCGGATCTTCATGCGTTACGCCCAGAAGATGTCGCCCGCCACCTCGTTCGCGCCGACTGCCGTCGCGTCCGCATCCGCAACGCCCGTCACAATCGTTAGCGCGATGCCGGTCGTGAAGGCGATGCCGCCCTCGAGGGAGTGCCGCGCAACGCCGTTCGGCGGCACCCCGATGGTCTGCACCACGCCCGTGCCAGCCGTCGGCAGCGCGGTCTGGTTGTGTAGCTTGACGTAGCGCCAAGCCGCGTTGTTGTTCACAAAATACCAACCGAGGACGCGGCCCGCGCCCGCAGATTTCACCTGCGTGGCGTTGGTCGATGCCGCAGATACGATGTGTGTGCGGGAAGCCGCGCCCGTCGCGTTGGTGCGGTATTGCTGGCCCACATCACCGATAACCGCCGTGCCTGCCGCAATTGTGGCGTTGGCAACAGTTGCCGTAACCGTGCCGGAAACCGGCTGCGTCGGGCCAGCGGAAGCCTGCACGACAGGCAGCGGAGCAGCACTACCCAACGGTCTTACGCCCGCGATATAAGTCGGGACGTTGCAGTTGTCCTCAACCGCCACAAAGCCGACCGTCCAAGTGGTCGTACTGGCCGGAGCCGTCGAGCCGTTGAACGACCACAAATAAAAATACAACTCTGTGTCGTCGTCGGGAATGTTCTCAATTCTGCTAGCACGCACAACGACGTTTGGTACCGTGCCGGAGGCCACTACCGTATCAGCAAAATTTATGTTTCGCCCGTCTGCGTAGGTCTGCATGACATGGCCGGGCAAGGCGGTCGTGTTGATGGTTGCCGCCGTATCGCCCGAGTTCCACCCGCGCCGCTGCGAGTCCACCGAGGCGTTGGTCGCTGTCGTGCCGGAGTAAACGGTACGGATGTAGTTCCAGCCGAACAAGTCCACCGTGCAGGACCCGGAAGCAGGCCAACCCGCCACCGTGAAGTTGATGGTGTCAACGCTCGGGATTGACGCAATTGCGTATCGCCCCGGAACACCGTTAGCGCCGCTGATTGCGCCGACGAACATGAACTGACCGACGTTGGCAGAGGTAAACCCATGCGCCGTCTTGGTAACGGTGATGGAGGTCGCGCTGTTGATCGTGCAGGACAAGCCCTCGCCAATGCTGTCGGCCAGCATCGCCACGAAGTTTTGGTTAGCAATACGCTGCGAGAGAATCGTCTTGTGCCGCGCCGTCAGCGACCCACGGAACGAAGTCGTAGAACGCGCAAGGAACTCGCTGTTCGCCGTCGTGCCAGTCGTGACGAGCAGGTTGCTTGACCCCTGCGTGACACCCATGCCGGTACCGAGTCGCCGCTGCGTGAACTCCGAAGCCAGCAGGCTTGACCCGGTATCCGCAAAATCGACAGACCAGATATCGGCGGGAGACTGACGCACAACCGCGCCACCGTCACCGAACAACGGGTGGCTCGTCCGAACGCGCATATGCGTGGTCGAGCCGTCAAGCCCGTCCGACATTTTCATGCGTTGGTATTGGTTGCCACTTACATCGTCAGTTGCAACCGATTCGCCAGTACCCGGCAGGATTACGTTGTCGGTCATGGTTTTTAACTCAGGGTGATGGCAGCGCCGGTAAAGTCCACGGTGAAGGTTTCGGCGTTCGCCATTGTGATTGACGAGCCGTAGTCCCACCATCCGACAAGCGGATCGCCCGCCACGGTGTCGTCGTACAGCACGACATAGCGGAACGGGCCGACAGCGCCAGATGCCGTCATCACCAGATCCGCAAGGACGAGCGTGTAAGTGCCGCCCGTCTGCGAGGAGCTGGTCGTCGAGACATTGCGCGAGGACAGGTTGGTATAAGAAATCTGCGTGATGTCGGCCAACACGCTGTTGGTCGCAACCGGCAGGGTGTTGGTCAATGCTAGCGTGAATTGGTCGGTGGCAAGGTTTGCCCCTTCCGGCATCGTATCGGCCCATGCGTTGAACTTGTTGTACGTCGCCATGCTCTACCTCAGTTGATTGCCTGCGGCCCAGGCGGGCCAATCTGCATCGGCTGGACGCCGCCCTGCTCGTCGTCGTCCACTTCGCGCACCTCGACGATCTCGCCCATCTGGTCGCGGATTGGGATGCGCTTCTTCTTGCGGCTGACCGCGGCCATCACCGCCGCCATCTGCGAGTCGGTGTCGGCCTTGCTCTGCGCGACGAAGTTCTTGATCTGCTCGAGCTCCATCACCTGCGAGGTGCCAGGCAGCGCCATGAGCAGGTTCGAGATCTGCTTGTAGTTCTCCTCGACCGAGTCGAACCGCTGCTGCATCTCGACCTTCTGCAGCTCGACCGTCGCCTTGAGCGCGGCCACCTTCTCGTCTGAGGCCACCTCGAGCGAGGCGATGCGCTCGTTCGACTTGATCTTCTCGGCCTCGAGCTTGAGCTTCTCAATCTCGGGGTTCGGCGGCGGCGGAGGCGGATTCAGCAGCTGCTGCTGCATCGCCGCGACCGCCTGGTCGAGAACGCCCTCGATCTCGCTCGAGACGCGGAACTTCGCGACCGCCCATTGCATGAGACGCAGCAGGAACGGGCCGGCGCCGGGCGTCGATTGCGCCACCGGCGCGACCTGTGAGATGAACGCGCCCAAGCCCTGCATGAACTGGACTGCTGCGTCTCGCTCGGCGGCCCAGTCCATCGCCGCCATGCTGTCGGCCTCGACGCTGATGCGATACTCGGCCAACTCGGTGTTCTTGATGAGGTCGATCGCCGCCATCGCGACCGCCGCATCCGGCGTGCGCTCGATGTTCGAGGCGCGCACGATGGTCTCGGGCTGCCAGTGCTTGGCGATGATCTCCGCCTTGATGCGCAGCGCGTGCGTGATCCACTCGGCGATGTAGAACTGCGATAGCTGCATGCGCGTCGAGCCGAACTGCGCCTTGATCTGCTGCGCAGCCGCGGTCTCCGAAGCGCGCGATGCGCCGCGCATGATGTCCGAGATGCCGAGCACCTCGTAGATCTGCTGCGTCTTGTCGGCGCGATACTGCCGCAGCCGGTCGATGCAGTTGACCACCGCCTCGATCGGCACGAACTCCATCTTGCCCTTGATGCCACCGCCCTCGGCGAACATCGCCCAGTTGTCCACCGGGATGAGCTGGTTCTCGCCGGCCTGCAGGAGCACGCGGCCGACCGAATCGCCCGCGCTCTTGTCGTAGACGCCGACAACCTTCGCCGCGCGCGTGAGCCAGGTGATGCGCGTGTTGATCTCGTCGAGTTCCTTGAACTGGTCCTGCGCGAAGATGTAGTCCGCGCGCGGGATGAAGTTGCTCGAGGTGACGTTCGCCGCCAAGGGCTTCGGGCAGGGGAAGAAGTTCTCGAGCCCGAGCGGGTCGTCCTTGTAGTCGAGGATAGTGTCCATCCCCTTGGCGAACCAGTAGACCTTGCGGTTCTCCTTGCACCAGATCTCGAAGACCTCGGCACGCGCCCACGGGTCGTTCTTGACCTGCGGCTCGCCCTGCTTCGACTGCCGGCGCACCATCGGCACGACCTTGGCGATCTCGGGGCCGAATCGCGCCTCGAGCTGCTCGCGCGTCATGTACACGCGCCGCGCCACCCAGCGCACCTCGCCCCATGTGCGCGCCGGGGAGTAGAGGAAATCCTTCCAGAAGACGTAGTCGCAGGGCGCGTCCTCGGCGACGATGCGCTCGACCGTCTGCGCCGGGGCGATCTCGACGCCCGAGAGCGGGTCGAACTGCGCCGGGACCTCCTCGAGCGCGGTCTCGACCTCGTAGCGCAGCCACACCTGACCCGCGCCGACCACCAGCCAGTCCTCGATGCCCTGCCGCACCGCGGCGTCCCACGCCGAGATGTTGTCGTCGAAGGACTTGTTCAGCAGGCGCTGCAGGATCTGCCCCGCCACGCGCGCCTGGTCGTCATCCGAGTCCTGGAACGCGCGCGACACCGAGGCCTTCGGCGGCCGGGCGTAGAGCATCGAGAGCAGAACCTTCACCGTGGACCAGAAGAGGTTCACGCGCGACTCTTCGCGCCCCCAGTCGTCGCGCTTGTCGAGGTACCGCTCGACGATCTTGTCGCCGTCCTCGTGGAACTTGGTCAGCTCCTTGACCGCCGCCTCGATTTCAGTGCTCCAACGCCGCGCCATGCCGCCCGGCGTGTCGGCGAAGTCCTTGGAGGTCTCGATGCGCTCGGAGCTTTCCATCAACCCACCCGTCCGCTGTGGCGCGGCCTGCAGTCCCAGATGTCATCCAACGTGAACCCGTAGTGCTCGCCACTACGCGGTGCGATTTTAGCACCACCACTTGACAAATTACCAGAAACGGGTCTCGCGGCAAGCGCGAGGTAGCGAAAAGCGTCCGAGGCGTGGCTGTGCTGGTCGTGCTTCGGGCGGTTGCGGAAGGTCTGCGTCCGCTCGTCCCACTCGCGCATGTACGCCCGCAGGTGCTCGACGCCGGCATAGGTCGCCTTCTCGTCGAAGTAGCACTTCGGGATGGTCAAACGCGCCGCCTCGATGCCGTCCTGCAGGCTGAGCTCGGGCACGATCCGCGGCGTGATGCCCGCGTGCAGGAACTGCTCGATGATGGACTTGCCCGTCTGCAGGCTCTTCGCCCGCGCATCGTGCGGCAGCCACACCGTGCCGACCTTGTACGGCCGGCTCTTCACCCAGTCGATGTAATGGCCGATGGCCTGACCGTCCGCCTCGTAGAACTCGACCACCCGGTGCCCGTCCGGCCCCGTCTGCCAACCCCACCACGAGCACGAGTCCGTGTACCCCAGATCCGCCACCAACTCGACCGGGAACGCAGGGTCGATCGGGAAATCCCCTACCCGCCCTTGCTCATACGCCTCGCCTAGCTGTTTCGCGAAATACGCACCAGGCACCGAAGCGTCGAAGCTGACCTCGTACTCGATCGCGAAGGTCTCCTCGGTCATCTGCGCGCGCGCAGCAGCAAGCTCGCCCTCCGGCAAGATGCCCGTCTTGCTCGCAGGGAGTTCCAGCAGCAGGTGCGTGCCGGGGTTCAGCCGCGCCTCTTCGCGCAGCTGCCAGAAGAAGTTCTTGCCGGCAGGCGTGCCCGCCCAGATGGCACTGCCCTGCCGGTCCGAGAGCGCCGGGCGCACGACCGAGTACCAGGTGCTCGGGCGCATCTGCCCGACCTCGTCCATCACCACCGCGTCGAGATAGAGGCCGCGGAGCGAGTCGGGATTGTCACTGCCGCCGCAGTAGATCGTCGCGTAGTCGCCCGGCCGACTCGTGCGCATCGTGATCTTGAGCTCGCTCTCGTTCGGCGGCTTCGCCCAGAGCGGCTTCGTCAGATCCTTGAGGTACTGCCAGGCGACCTTCTTCGCCTGCTCGCGGAACGGCGCGAGGTAAGCCACCTGCGGTTTCGGGTGCGGGCACTCGAGCGCGCTGATGACCAGGTCCGCACACATCGCCACCGTCTTGCCCGCACGCCGGTGCGCCACCACGCACGCCCAGCGCGTCGCGCGGTTGTGCAGCTCGAGGAACACCTCGCGCGGGCGGTAGGTGTTGATCGTGATCGGCCCGGCAGCGGCGATGTCCTCGTCAGGCGGTTGCATTTATCTCAACACCTCGAAATCGGTATTGGCGAGAGGGGGGAAGGGAACCCTTACTCCGACCTACCCCCCGCCTGCCGTTCGAGGGGGGGGTGGGGGGTCGGCAGGGAGTTGCACGGCCGCAACGTGTGGCCCGTGCGCGACGGATGGCGAAGCCTCGGGCACCTCGAGCACGCGCATCGGGTCATCAACCCGAAGGTCTCGTGTCAATTCCCCTTCAAGTTCAATGACTTGCGCGTCGAGCACCTTGGCTTGTGTACGCTGCTGTGTACTGACTACGCTCCGACCGGCCAGCCACGGCAGCTGCACCGTCACCTGGTCAACCGTCGCGTGGATCTGCGCCGGCACTACCTTGGCGACAAGGCCGGCGAAGATCTTGCGGTCTTCGACGCCCCCTGTGGCGCGGTCTACGAGCCACCCGGCCAGCCCCTCGGGGTGACATGCCCCCGGCTTGCAGGCGAGCTCGATGGCCTCCCTGATCGTCTGGTGCACGCGGTTCGGCACGCCCTTCGGCCGGCCAGCCGGGTTGCCGCTCTGGCCGGGCTTGAACGACGCCCGTGTGGCGCGGCGGCGCGTTGGCGGCTGCTCTGGTGATGTACTTTGCTGCAACTCCATCACGGTGCGATTCTGTCACCGCGTGGCGGTTACCGCAAGGCCGTCATCCTCGACGTTGCCAGACGAGCTCGGCGATGAGCCATCCGGCATGCGCGACCGCCCACAACCAGTACGCGAGAAAGCCGATCACAAACGCGAGCGCAGCGAGTGCGATCGCTCCCCCCAAAAGCCATGCCAGAGCGAGTGCAAAAAGTTCCATTTCCGGGTCCTCCTGGAGTGTGTTCCTGCCCATTCTGCCCTACTGCGCAATTCTGCGGGTTTTCGTGTGCTCTCGCTCCCCGTACCCCTAGGGAGCGAGAGCAAGAGCAGAACGCAGAGCAGCGCCCCCCGTTATACGGGGGGGGCGCCGCCTTCTGCACCCGCCTGCACGCGCACAGGCGAGAGCATAGCGAGAGCATGCGAGAGCAAGGCCCCAAAAGTGTGCGCCTTACCTCACCGTCCGCACAGTGGACGCGTTGCGATATTCTCATTGCGTAGTGTGCGACACATCACACAGAATCCCTCCCATGCCCGCCGTGGTGGCGGGTCAGGGAGGAGGTTTAACGATGTCTGATTCGA